GTCTCCTTAGATTTGAATGATTGCGGCAGTGCCAGCAACCCAAGTCAGGGAGCCAGTGCCAGAGTTCCACAACACCACTTTGCTGTTGGTATTGACCGACAGAACCTTGACCGGCAATGCAGTACCAGCCGTTGCAGTCAATGATTGAGTGGTGAAGTCCCAATAGATCGGGGTGTTGGTTGCGTTTCCGTCCACAGCGGCGGCCACGTTCGAATCGCATTGCACCGCGATACGCGCGCCGGAACCAAGACGGAAGTACATCAGGGTCATGCCAGCGTCATATTGAGGGACGTTGTTGTTCGGGGTGATGATGCCGTTGTAACCTTGATTGAACACGCTGAAACCTGCTATCGCGCCTTCAGTGGCCGCGATACCGATTGTTGCGCCCATCTGATTGCTGTTCAGAGCGGGTATGCTTTCGGTAATCGCCATGCCACCCCACATTGGCTGAGTGACGCCGGAAGCGATAACGCCGCCAGCCAGGTACATACGGGACGATGGGTCGTCCATGAATGCGCCTTGTACATAACCTTGAGTCTCGAGCAGAAACGAGTTCTGCGGAGCAGTGGTCAGGGCCGGATTGAATGAAATGTTTGCCATGACTTAGGCTCCTTTCTGGTTGCGATTGATTGTAGAGATAGCACCGGGAGACATGAACGTCCCCATCCAGGCCAAGGGGTCACCCGTGAATGTGGTGATCTTGCGGCCGGCTGAATCGGTACGCACCATCGGGATCAAACGTCCGGCAGTGCCTTCCGATGGGTTCATGGCGACGGTCTGCGCATCGGCGTAGATTTTGCTTTCCACGATGTCGAAGCTCGGGCCTTCCAGGGAGTCCAGCTTCACGTCCTTGAACTCGGTGGAGTGCTTCTGGAACTTGGCAGCGAGGCGCTTGCGGTAAGCCACAGGGTTCTCGTTGTGCAAAGGCGCGGTCACGGTATCGCCAAACATCTGCGCAACACTGTCTGCGCGGGCTTGTGCGGTACTCAAGGCATCGCGGTCAGCATTCGACAAAGGCGCAGTCACCGCATTGATGCGCGCTGTCATGTCCTCGATCTGCTTGCGCAAGGCTTCGTTTTCCTTGGATTGAGCATCCATCTTCTCTTCCTCCTTTTTCTTGTCTTCCTCAGCGTCCTTGCGGGCTTTTTCGGCCTCCAGTTTCTTCTCTTCCTCTTCGCCCTCTTTCACGCCTTCGTCCTTGCGCGCCTTATCAGCCTTTTCAGCTTCGGCTTTTTTGGCTTCGGCTTCATCGGCATCCTTGCGCGCCTTGTCCACTTTCATATCCTCGGGCGGTGTTGCGCCTTTGGCCTCGATTGCATCCATGCGCTTGACCAGTTCGTCAGCCCATGCAGGTACTTTTTCTTCTGCCATTTCAATATCTCCTAAATTGATTCCGTTTGGTTCGCCGCCCTTATCCCAAACACCCGCTTCGCAAATTGCCAAGTGGTCGAGGTAGGACGGCTTACCCTCGATTAAAACGCTTTTGCCACCATCCAATTCAATGGTTGCTGTTGATCCTGCATCCCGGAAAACCACAGCCGGACTCGTAGAGATGTGCGTTGTTGCCATGAGCATCGCCGCATCATCGTCGTACACCTTCGCAATCCCCCATACCTCGTCGCCCTTGATATAAGGCAGGATCACTGTTCCGATTGCCCTTTCGCGGTATTCTTCGGTATTGAGGATTGATTTGTCTGGATGCTCGAATATCAGCGGCAGCCCATTGCACCGCTCTACGAATTCATCAGATAGAAAGTTCTCGGGCGGACGGTACACATACTCATCCAGCGCGCTACGGTAGCTCGTGCCTGTGCCGGTAATGCGCACATCAAATAACCAAATGTTTTCGTATTGCTGCGGGCTTTGAAGATCGCCAGCCTGGATGTGCTTGGCAATGTCCAGCTCGTTACCGCTCAATAATGAAATGGTCTGCGCAACCTCGGCATGGATACCGGGCAGGCTTTTCCCATCCGTCCAGATCGAGGAGATGTTCTCGTGATTCAGCTTGACCTTGAACGGCGCACCTACGTTTTGCAGGAAGCAGGTATAGACCATGCCATCGGATCCGCTATTGCGCAGAATGACCCGTTGACCATCCGGGCAAGCGCCGATCTCTTCGATGCACTCACGAACGGCGGCTTGCTCGGCCGTCTCGCCTGCTTCGATATGGCCGCCGGGCTGTTCCCAGACTCCATTGTCGGTACGGTTGACCAGCAGATAAAGCGGGCCGGGAGCGCGAAACAGGATTCCGGCGCATTGCTTTGATTCGGAGTCTGAACGAACATTCTCTATTTCAGCGTCTGCAAAATTAAACTCTTCGTTATCTGCGCGTGGCTTTGCCGGAATTTTGAAGCCCGGCATATCCGGCCCCAAACGACTAAATGCCCTGCTTTCGTTAGATTTTCCCTCTTGCTGCTGTCGAGTTAAATTCTTACTGATTGCCGACCCACTTAATGCTTGACGCGCCTTTGCATAAAGATCTTCATTGCCTTCGGTCTTTTTTGTTTCCGGTTCCTTTGGATTTTCAGCTGTCTCGGACGGTTCAGATACTCCCTTTGTTGTTCCGCGCACACCCCTCTCGTCCAGCTCTTTCTCGATGTGTTTTTTTACTTTTTCATCTACTTGTGGATTTTTTAGAGCAGCCAACAGTTTCTCATGTGATGTTGACTCTAACTTCTTCTTTAATTCAGAGGGGGCTATTTTCTTTTTCTCTGAGGCGTGTCCAGATGTAGGGGCTTCTTTCTTGCCATTTAATGCACCCCCAGCACCTCCGATAACCTCCCCGCCTTTAACGAGAATGTGGGCCCCATTAACCGTCTTCCATTCCTCGCCCTCGGCATCCGCACGGCAATCCTCGAAGTAATCCGCCATATCCTTTCGAACGCCTGCGTAGAACTCGTCAGCCGCGACAAACTCTTTGCCTACACTCTCGGGAATGCCAAGCGTACTATGCCCGTGAGCAGCGGCTTCCATGGCCTTGTGCTGAGCTTCGCTGACTGAGGGCATGATTTCCTTTGGACGTAAAAAAACCCGCTAGAGCGGGCTAGATGTGTGTTTCTGTTCAAGCCACTTGCGGCCCTTTTCGGTCACCATCTCGGGCGGTAATTCGCTGGGCGACGTGAAGTAGACCGCAAAGCAACGGCAGAATACTTCCTCGCCTGGGGTGGACATTTCGTCCGTATAGCCTTCGCCCTTGTTAATCAGCCCTTGCTGCATGGCCCAAGATCCACGAATCGCGTAAAACTTGCCATCGCGTTCCTTGTGGTCTTCGCGGTAATCATAGCCAGCCTGTCTCCAATAACTGCGCCACTTCATCGCAATCGCCCCGCTTTGATTCGCTATTTGGTTATTGATCGCGCTGATGAGCTTGTGGCCCTGGTCAATGTTCAGACGCCGGACTTCGTAATTGGTCTGCACCAATGACTTTTTGATGTTCTCTTTCACCTCGGCTATATCAACCACTTTCGAGCCGCCCGCCGGGATGGACGTCGCCCAGCCGCTAAATCGCTGCAAGGTCTTCTCGATAGCCTGTTTGCGATTGATCTTGATGAGTTCGGCAGCGGCAAGAATGCGCCGATCAAGCTCGGGCCGCAATGAAGGCTCGATAATGGACAAGGTAAAACGTGATACACCGGGATGATGCTTTAAGGCGGCAGGCCCGACCGACCGGCGATATACAGCCTGCAACGCCTTGGTGAGCTGCTTCTCCAGTGATAATTGCGGCGGCAATGCCTTGTCAGCGGCTATGGCAATCTTAAGCACCCATTCTGCCATGCGATCCTGGCTAACATAGCCATTCTGGATTAGGTCACGAATGGCTTGTGCCAATATCGCCAGAAAGTCTTTCATGCTTCGCTACTAAACGGCTTTGGTTCCCTCGGCTCTTCGATAGGCGTGGGCGGGACATAATTCGCAATGGCCTCGCCATCCAGATCCAAGTGTTCAGAGAACATCAGCTTGCGACTGTTCATCACGTCAGCCAGCCACAGCGCAGCCGTTGCCTTGTTGTCCGGGTCGAGCGTGGGGGCCAGCACCTCAAAGCAGGCAATCGCAGCCTTCATAATCACGTCGTCTGTCTTCACTTTCTCAGAATCAGGCTCGGTCAGCAGATTCGGCCATGTCGCCTTAAATGCGTTTTTCCAGCCATAAAACGCGGTCTCGTAGGGCATATCCCTGTAAGTCTCTGGATATTTGCGCTGCATTGAGGCGTAGAACTCTTCATTCCATGCCCGGCGCATCACGATCTCATCGAAGAACTTGTACAAGGGCCGCATTTCCATGCGCACCGTGTCAATGAACGCGGCGATGGTCTTTGCATCTTCCGTGCCCTCACCAAAGCCTTCCGCCAGGGTTTCGAGGTTAATCATCGATGCGGGCATGTTCGCGGAAGCCGCGATGTTCTTCAGAATGTTGTTGCGCGAGAACTCGGCGGCGTCTTTCAAATTCTTCAGGTCTACGGATTCGACCGACTCATCAATACCGATCGACACGACATTGCCGGTCTTCGCACCCTTAATGGCTTCTCGCTTGAATCCGAAGAACGACCTGGCCCGCTGGTCGATCACCGAGCCGGGGGATTTGAGCTTGGCAATCAGCAAAGCAGCCTTTTCAGCCACGGCTTGATCGGTAATCATGGTCTGGATATACGACTTCAGCGGATACAGGCATCGCTGATACACCGACCGGCCTACAAAGCCAAAAGCAGAATTACTCCACTCGATGTAGATTGGCTGCTCGTTCATCACGATACAGGCTCGGCTTGAGTGGTATTTCATCGATCCAACCGATATGTAGGTCGGTTTCTGATAGTCGGCCGCGTTAGGGTTCTGGTCGAGCACCAGACTCCCAGCCGTGTTCAGTGGGTCGAGCACGTTGTAATACAGATCAAGCCCAGCCACCTTGTCCATCTGCAAAGGGGATGTAGTCGGCAGGTTTTTCGCGCCTACCGCAATCGAAGCCACACCATAGATACGGCTGGTCTTCATGGTGTTGTGAATCAGCTTGTCAGCGCCGATATGCCCGGTCTCGTCCCATTCCTTGTTGAATGCTTCAATCAAGTCACCCTCCGGGGCGCCGGGGATGCTTATCTCGCGCTTCTGTGACTGTGCCCGGGTAATCGGTTCTTCGGCCAGTTTAGCCCCGAGCGGATGGTACGCAAATATGGTTTTTGCCAATTCGTACGACGGGCTCGATCCCGGCTGTATGTCATCGCTCACCAGTATCTGCATCAAGGTCGGGGAAAGCGTAGAGCCAATCCCCAGGGTAGCTTGACCGTCATTGTTGTAATCTGCCATCGTTTCTCCGTATTACAATCTATCCGTCAATACCCAGCGCTATCTCCCAATGCTATAGCTACGGAATAGCAGAACGTATCGAGCAAGTCCATGCCGTGTGGCGTCTTTACGCCCATGCGATAACCGCATACCTGGCTCAGAAGATGGTTTCTCGTCTGCCCTCTGAAATTGACTGTCTTGTTGTGGGCGTGTTTGCTGAGTTTGACGTCACCCTTAAATACATATCCGCTGACGCTTAATGCGCGCCCGTCTTTGCCCATCGCGGTCAAATCACCATCAATCGGATAAGCGGGTAAGCCCTTGCGCTGCGCCTGCTGAATCAGGACGATGCCGCTTGCCTTGTCCTCGATCCATAAGCCGACATTACCTTGCCGAGCGTTGGTCATCTTGGCTAACTCATCCACCCGCTCATTAACTGAGGGCAGCCATTGCTCGAGCAACGCGCCCTCGATCTGGAGAATGTCCCAATCCAGTATAACGAGCGGATGACCCAGATACTTGTTGCGCGCACAGTACAATACCGCGGTCCCGTCATGTTCGAGGCCGTCTTTAAGAGCCGTGTCAATGACCGCAAAGACCTGATCGGCCTTGGTAGGGTAATCGACTGCCTCGCCATTGACCAGCATGGACAATTCTGCAAAGAACGCCGTGCCGCGCCAATCAACGAATTCAGCACAGAACTCCTGTTGATAGACCAGCGGGGCATTCTCAATCTTTAACCGGGCAACTGCCTCCGCGCTCAGTGTCGGGTTTTCCCATGTCGGCGCGTGTCGTTCATCCCATCCCTCGGACTTGTCCGTGCATGCCACATAGAAGTAATTATCAGGGTCGATGCCTTTCGGCGTACCGGCCATGATTGCCGATCCATTGCGATCCAGCAGTGTAGGCTTAATCGCCTGTTCCCATATTTCCCGAAGTCCGATTTTCTTCAGGCTTCCTTCATCAATGATTACAATATCGTAACTGCGAGACCGGCCCGCATCTTCATTGTCCAAAGACCAGAATTCAACCTGGCCGCCGGTATCCGTGCAAATCAGTCCGTCAATCTTGCTCGAACTCTCCCGAATCGGGCGAAGTGTCTGGTTAATTTGCCTGAAGGTCGGGATATTCAGCTTGTAGCTTGGGCTGAACCATCCAACCCTTAATCCCTTTGCTGCGGCATGGCTCCCGATCTCTTCCAGCCCGGTCGTCTTGCCTACACGTCGTCCAGCCCGTAATACCGTTCGCTTCCCGCGATTGGCAAAGAGCTTTACCTGCCCAGCATGGAACTTTCGGAACTTGATCTGTGCATCATTCATCAGGGGCGTTCACGAATTCGATTCGGCGCGGCTTGTCTGGATCAACTTCTGGCGTCTGTTTTGCCGCAATAGCCAACAAGTCCATTCCAAGCCTTGCGTGAGTGTTTACAACCATCCCTGCGGCCATGTAACCCTTGAGACCTTCCGCATCCAGGTCTGCATCCTTCGCGCCCTTGGCTCGCTTGTGTGCTAACTCAGAGACACGCTTGGCAACATGAGCGCCGGAGATTGCCGCATCGCTCAAAGCATCCTGAATTGCCATCAGCTTTGCTGCGTATCCGTGCGCGGATATTTGAGCGGCTATTGGAAGCTCTTTTAATGCTTTGTTTGTATTAACAATTTGATTCGCTACGGACTTTATTTTTTCCGTGTGCGCGGATATTTGCTCACGCGCTGCACTTTCGCTGACTCCAAATTCCTTTGCGAGTGATCTAAGGCTCTCCCCGTTAAGATGCCGTTTGGCGAATTCCGCCCATTGCTTCTCCGTGAGCTTCGACCTGCGGCCCATACTTAGGCAACTGGAGCAGCCTCGGCTGGTGCAGCTTCCACTACCGGAGCCGGAACAGCCTCATGGCCGCCGAAGAACTTAGCGATGGCGTGATAAATGGCGGACAGTTCGCTTTCGGTCTTATCCTTGATTTCGGCAGGCAACGCTTCGATTTCGGCCTTGATCTTGGATACCTCGGCTTCAGCTGCGGTCAATTCTGTTTGTAGGCTCATTGTGATTCCTTTCGATTATTTTCCGGCTGGACGCTTATCCAGACCTTTTTCAGCCAGCAGTGCCATCACATCATCGACATGAAGGCAATCGCACATACAGGCAATTGGATCACTCGTGCTCGGTTCGTGCCCGGTCTGAATGTAACCATTGCAGTAGTCATTGCCAGCAGTAGCATCGCGAAGCGTGCCAACTGCATCGATTTTCCCGCTCAGCATGCCAACAATCTTGTCGCCGTTCTTTGCTTCTCTTCCATTGCGATAGTGCATTTTGTCTCCTTTCTAACGTCTCCGTGATAACGCGCTGTTATTTTTAGATGCCGCTCTACATCTTTGCTTTCAAATAAAAAACCCCGCCGAAGCAGGGAAGCTCGCCGTGCAGCGAGTGGGGAGAAACCTCAACAAAACTTGCAACTGCTCCGTCCACCAGGACTTGTTTATTCGCCGCTATCAATAGTGGCGCGTCAATTGCAAGATTTCTTGGGGCTACGCTATCATCCCAATGTCAACACGGTGTCTTTCTATTTCACCGTGCTCCCGATGATGCACGATGCACAGCATATCGCGCCCCGCCCTGTAACCTCGGCCGGCAGCCCAAGCATCCTTGGCAGCCAATGTCCTGAATGACTCCCATGTTAAACCGGAAAACTCTTTCTTGTTGCTGGTGTGGATATGTCCAGTGTAAAAGTATCGATGCAAGGTCGATCCCCAATCTTCCGCCCTGCCAGTAAACATTGACGTGGTATGCCTGCCCGCCACGCATCAAAGCCACGCATTGAATAGGTATCCGGTCGCATAGATCAAATTCAAACTCGAATGTCTGCGATCCGCGGGCCATGATTTACCTCGGAAATGCAAAAACCCACCGCGAAGGGTGGGTATGATTGATTTTATAGGTAGTTGGTGCCGGTTCCCCCGAACTTCACCTTACTGACGTAGCGTTGGGCAGCTTTACCTGTTCACATCCTACGGTTTTCGGTTCACACCAACAAGACTTGCGACTGTTTCAGGTAGCTAACCTGCCTGACTCACCGGGATGAACCGCCGTACACGTTGTATGGCCATACAGAGCGCGACTGCATTCGGAATGACCGGGAAAACCTATTCTACTCAGACAATCGCAAGACTTCTTAATGCTTATTTTGGAGCGCACTAAGCTATCAGCAAGTGCAGGGTTCGTCGCGCTCCCAGTGTGCGATAATACTATTACACGCGGATTATCTCATAGTGGATATGAAAGTCAAGCGGTTTCTGGGTAGTGGTTCAGTTTGAAATTTATGCACCTTGCAAATCGCATCCTCGATCAGTACCGATTGGCTATTAGGCTGTTCGCGCATCCATTCCACCAGCCAGCGGGGCAGTTTCATCCCCACCGGGATCTTTTTCAATTCCGGCGGGGATGGTTTGCGGCCTGAGCCTCTTGGGTTTGAATCGCTCATAGATACCCGGACTCAGTGTCACACCCACACATCAAAATCTTGCTGTTGTACCATTTCGCAGAGCAGTTTTTCCTTTCCTTATCCCATCCCAAAAGTTTCTGCTGGCATTTTTCTGCTGCATCTTGTGTGCGGTGTATATGCCCGCATGTTTGATATGGGCTCGGGCTTCTGTCGCCGCAACGAACCGAATTTCCGACTGCTACTGTAAATTTTCCTGTATTGATCTGGTTGCTCATATTCGCTGCTCCTTTGTTTTCCGGTTTCCCTTCACCGTTCAAACAGTATAGTCCTATTTCAATTAATGTCAAGACCTAAATCAAATATATTTTAATCCTAAAATCTCGCCTCGTCTGACAATTTCCTGATCGCCGCCGCACCAGCATCACGTTCCAGCGCAGTCAACGACTGCACGGCATCCTTTACCTTCTCGATGATACGCTCATCGCAGCGCAATGTGAGCTTACCCGTACCCTGACACTCGGTACAGGTGCAAGCTGCCAGCGTAGGCGCATTGATGATCTTCGGATGGCCTTTGCCATCGCAAGCTGGGCAAATGTCGTTCAGCCAGTATTTGAGCGATTCGTCTGCGACCTGTTGCGCATTCTCGGCCCAGCCGCGCTCGAGTGCTTTCTTGAAGATGCGCGCGCGCCAGACGGTAACCAAGTCGGGCAGGCTGGCGTGGTCGTTCGCATACTTCACCCGGAACAGCGCAGAGCCTAGGTCTGAACTGAGCGCGAATGCCATGAGCACATCTGTCTGGCGATGTAGGTCATCGTCTCGAAGTGATGAGCTATTGACTGACCTCGCGTACCGTTCGCCTATGCTAACCTTTTCATCAGTACCCATCACTATTTCCATTTATAAAATTTGCAACGAGTACCAAAAACCCTGTTTTTAGCGCACTGTTTGAACTTCGCGCCAAACGCCTCCACGACCGTCTCATGCTTGCAGCCTTTGCACGACCTGGCTTCGTTCTGCTCGGCCACTTTTGCGGGATCGCCCCACTGGTGAGATGGAATGGTCATTTGTAGTCCTTACATGGTTTACCGAATTTATGCCCTTTATGGCATACCCACTCCGAATAATGCCCGCAATGTACATCAATCTGCCTAAAATGGCGATGGATGCAGGTCATGCACATTTCTTCGCGGCCTTCCTCAATTCCTGAATCTTGGCCTTGCAATCAGCGCAACATTTTCGGGTTGATCAGTTCAGTGTGACCATGGCTTCCCTTGGGACGTTCTTTTTACGCTCGAAGCAATAGCAGGTATCAGTTATGCTTTCGCTCATTTTATCCCTTGCATGGATTTCGTTTCGGTTTTGTCAATTTGTGGCGCGCAATCAGCGCATCCTCTATCAACCTAGGCATGGACTCTGGCTGGGCGCGCAGCCATTCCACCATCCAGCGTGGCAGTTTCATCCCCACCGGAATCTTTTTCAATTCCGGCGGGGATGATTTGCGCCCAGATCCCTGTCTTGCTCCACCTGAATTATTCGGCACGGTAGATTTTCCCGTTGTCGCACAAAAACAAATCGTTTAAATTCAACTCGCCATCGACATCACGAGGAACATCTTGCTCCGGCACTTCTTCGGCCATGAACCCGAAATGATACTCAGAAGTACAATACACGACCATCTGTCCTTCAAATTCTTCATGATGCCAATGCGCACCTAGATCTTGCACAGGCCATTCTGGGCGCTCTGCACGATCACAACTGCGAGCTTCTTCGTATTCGTTACCATTAAAAATAATTTGAGTTGTTGTCATGATCTCTACTCCTCTGTAATCCGGCATTTCCTACACCGTGAAAAAATAATATCCTTAAATCAAATAAGAGTCAAGTCTTTTTTCAACTATTTTGCAGTTCTTTTACAGTTTCACACAGACTAAATATTTCGGAAATAATCATAGATTCAGCTCTTTCGCGTAAATATTTATATGTTGTACTCTCTTTTGCCGCACCGCTCAGACCAGCGATTGCAAGATGGTAATCTTTTCCCCATCCGCCGACTTCACCACATGCATCAACGATAACTTCATCATTGATTCTGAGCTCTTCTCTCATTCCGTTATCGGCCAATTCGTATTCTATTTCCGCTCCACATACAGTAAAATTAATTTTTGACATGATCGCTGCTCCTCTGTAATCCGGCATTTCCTACACCGTGAAAACATAATATTCCTATTTCAAATAGAATGCAAGCCTTTTTTCAACTATTTTTTCAACAAAAAACGCTCGATTGTTTGCAGGGCTTTCCCTGATTTTACCATTGCTGGGCTGAAACGCATCACGCGCCAGCCCAGAATGGCGGCTTCGTTGAGCTTCTCAAGGTCGGCATCCTGGGTGTGCCGGCCAACGGCGACCGCTTTACCATTTTTCCCGATCACCGCCATGCGGTTGCCGCCGTCCACCTCGATCAATAGCATGGATTCTGGCAACGCGAAATCCGCCCTAAATTTGCGTGTTGGGTGGAATTGGAATTCAGGGATGGCATGGATGCCGGCCGCTCGAAGATGCAGGGCAAGCATGGCCTCGCCGGGCGACTGTTTCATTCGAGTAACCTCCTAAAAGTCACGGCCAGCGCATCGTATTCATCCATGCGCTCTACTCTGAATGGGTTGATGAATTGCTCGCTCTACGCTCCATCCACGTAAAATACGGTATTCAAGCGTGTTTGGTTTGATGCCAATTAAAGCCGCCCATTCTGCAACTGTGGCACTTTTGCCATCATGCTCAAGTATTCGATTAACACACATATTGTTGGCTTGCTGCTTGCTTGTAGCCCAACGGCAATTATCTTTTGAGTAATCTTTAGTGCCATCCTTACGGTCAATAGAAAGATGTTTTCCTGGATCTCCCATGTCGGCCAAAAAATTCTCGAATATCATCCATTCATCACAAACTTTAATACCCTTTTCAAAATAATTTTTGCGTGCCTTACCTGTGCTTTTCTCCGAGCATCTTTTTATCATGCCAACCCAAATACGATAAATCCTGCTAGTAGACTTTCCGTGAGTCGTCATACGTTCACTGGTGAAGCGTGGCGATGCACACCCACAACTTTTATGTCTACCGGCACGCAATCCAGTCCCGGCAATTGTTCGCTTTGAACCGCAATCACAAACACAAAACCACATTATGGTTCCCAGCCGACTACCGGCGTAATCTAACACCAACAACTTTCCGAATTTCTGTCCTTTAATATCCTTAATTGCCATCTAATAATCTCCTGATAGTAATTGCCAATGCGCCAAGTTCATCTAGTTTATGAATTTTCCACATAGCCATTCTACCATGAATTCCGTTATGATTTGAAGTATGGCAGTCCTGACACAAAGCTACGCAAAGCCAAGGATTGTCCTGTTTGATGTGATGCGCGTCTGAAGGCCCGGGTGCGTTACAGACCGAGCACGGGAGCTGCTTGATGGCTTCGATGTGAGCGCGTTCAGCGCGGGTGTATGACTGATTCACAGCACATTCCTCCGCGTCCGATAGGTACAAATATCCCTCGCTGTGCTGATCCCACAGCCAAACTCAGCAGCCAGTGTTTCGTAGCCGATGACGTAGGCTAGATACTTAGCGCGCATCTGGCGTACTTGGTCGTTTGTGAGCTTGGCGCGGTGATGGATCACGGAAACATCCTTTCCTGGGCCGTGGCCTGCATCGCTCTTTCACACCCAGCTTTGAAATAATCAGGATCAAGCTCGCACCCAGTAAGCTCAAATCCTAGATTGTTGGCAGCGATTACGCTACTCATCGAGCCTAGATGCGTGTCAAGGATGCGCTGGCCGGGCTTGGCGTAGTTCGTTAAAAGCCATTCGTAGAGCTTTACGGGCTTTTGGGTGGGATGAATTTTACCGCCAGTGCGATTATCGAACTTAAATAATTTAGCGACTCCATCAAAACTTGTCCAAGCCATTTCCCAAGCTGAAAATGTTTCCCAAGGCTGAACTTTATCCCAACAAATAATTCCTCGTGTTGGCGGAAGCACAAAATGATTCCCGCCCCAAATAATTTGATTTGACGATACGCGCATCAACTCAACAAAATACTCTGGCAAAGGCGCACAATCCCATTCATCAATACATCCGTTCTTATATGCTCTATTCTCAAAAATACCTTTTTTACCACCAGTTTGCTCTCCAAGCTCTTTCATCCCATAAGGCGGATCGCAAATTGCGAGGCTGAACGCCTTGTCCGGCAAGGTTGCCATGTAGGTCATGCAGTTCACATTCCAGAGCGTGGCTTTGCCGATGATGATTGGAGCGTTCATTTGAGTTCCCTTGTCGGAGTGAGTGAGTTGGTTGCCGGCCGCCGTAATGGACAAGCATCAGAGCGCTTGAGTGGATCTCCATCCAACCGACAACCAGCAAAGATATTAAGCGAAATTGCGCCAGAATACAAGCTCATTGTGATGCCATCAGTTCAGCCATTTCCGCGACCCTTTCCGTTGTTTCACTAGGCCAGTAAGTTTTCACGATATGCGCGCACATGGCCGCATATACCTCATGGAACGTGCCATCGTCCATTGATTCAAACGATAAACTGCGCGGCGTGAGTTGAGTAATCATGCCGACACCGGGAACCATGAAGCCGAATTCTTCGCACTCAATCATCGCCTCGCGCTGGATGCGCTTCAAAACTTTATGCGCGTCCATTCCGGTAAATGATTCGATATTCTCAGCAACCAGGTTACCAAAGCCGTGCGCCAACCCCCAAAATTTTGGATTGCGCGGCTTGGTTATCACACCTGCCACGATATCACCTATGGCATAACCGCGTTCGCGTAGCTTGGATGATGTGTAGGCGTCAGCCGGGACAAAGCCTCCACGGATAACGCGCAGCATGAGCTTTGATGGCTTAGCTTTGCTCATAGCATTGGGCAGCGGCTAGGGCAAACATATCGCGCTCGATCCCGGAAAATGCGAAGGCAATGATGATTCTCACTCCGCCCTCTCAATCGCATCCGCGATGTTCTTACCGATCACCGGCGAGAACGGATACTTTCGCGCTAATGCGGCATCCAGCTTCTGCTGCTCACGGCGACCAGCCAGTTCACACGCCCTGGCGAATTCTTCCAAAGTGCGTGATGACATGAAAAGATCAGCTATTTGTTTAGTTGAGAGCATGATTACCTCTTGGTGATTTTAGTTATGCTATACAACCCACATCAATCGCAAATACTTCAACTGGACTGTTACCAAATTCTTCGTGAAGTACGGTTTCTTTTGCTACACCTCTCCATTTACGGCGCAGCGTTCGGCTTTCGTCATCGCGCTTCGGGTATCCAAGGCACAGGTGTATTTCGTCGTAGTGCTTACCGATCAGGCGCTTTCGCCAGAAGTCAGTCGCAAGGCGAAGCTCTACGGTTTTTACTCCGTCCCGTATCTGCTCCCATCATTTGCGCTTCAGGTTCAATCTTAAAATTCGCATTTCAATCTCCAATAAAGCCAGCCCAACACGTCGGTCAAGCGGGACTGCCGCGAAGCGTCAGCCCCTTACCTTGATGTTCCCGAAAGCTCAACCAGCGTATAAATCTCATCCAATTCTTTTTCTTCCATTTCATTCTCCTATTTGAGTTATGCTTCGGTTAGGGTGGGGGGAAGGTTCATGGCTATCCAGCAGCATCCGTTAAAATCCAATTTGGCGAGTCATCTATCCATACAGATGGGTAATAACCGGCTTTCAACACAAAATCCTGCTTTGCCTTTCTTCCAGTGAAAATTATCTTTTCAACCTTATGCTCAAGTGCTGAAATAACTTCCTCTCCTTCGTGTTCGTGGCGCATGGTGGCGCAAATAACCGAATGCCCTCTCTCGTTAGCAAGAGAAATAACCAAATCCCAAAATTTAGGGTCTCGTGTATATGTTTCATCAAAATCCAAAACTAGTAACACTTCATTCTCCTAACCGTTAGATATTCCCGAAAGATCAGTCTCAGTTATCCTTTAAACTTCAAGTTTCTTCCATCCTGATTTAGTAACCTCGTATCGGGTTCCGTCAGACATGGTTTTGATTTCGCCAATATTATTAATCTCCAATACTGCCGGTTGATTTGCTGCGTTAACGATTTGCTTCATTTCGCTTTGCTTAATCACATCCATATTTTTCAGCAGCACTGTTTTGTTATCCATGGCGGAAATGTGGCTATCAAAAAGTTTACCTAACATTTCCATCGCTTCTGGATTAATTTGGCTATTAAATTCAATACTCATTTTCATTCTCCTTTACATAATTTGGGAAAATTCCCGGCTTGCTCAACCAGCGTAGAACTCGAATCAATGCGCATGCTCACCCCCAATGTTTTCACGTTGCTCTCTTTCCATATCCACAAGCACTGCGAGATTCGCTATTGGTGTTATCATTCTACATCTCCCGATGCGGCACGTTTACGATCTACAAAAGGATCAGTCTTGGGTACACTAAGCGACTTACTCGCTTTCTTGTGCTGCTTGGCGACCTTTTCCCGTAATGCTTTCACCTTGTCAGCAAACCGGTTGATCTCGGATGATCGGCCAACGTAATAAGCGCGAGCTTCTGGGTCTGCTTTGCATTGCGCTATCACCTCATCAATTACGGCTTGATCTTTCTCTCCGGTATGCTTTAACCAGGCTAATACTTTCTCTCGGTCAGTCATGGGTTACCCTTTCGTTTCTGTTCCCGGCATATCGCTTTGATGCGTGATTCTGATATTCGACAAACTGTCGCTAGTTTCTTTTGCCTTACGCCTGCCTTGAATAGATTATAAATGGCAACGTTTCTATTTATCAACAACTTATCAATCAATAAAGTACTGTCGGCAAGCTGTTGTAATGATATTCCCATAAGTTACAATTTATCACTTAAACATTTGTCAAGGTAAAAAAGGGACTGCTGACAGTCTCTGTAGTTATTAAACAAGCCATGTCATTGACCTCTGAGAAATTAAATATATTTCTGTGGAGGCTCCCCAAAGGGAGGAATCATCCGTTCATTATCAGGTGCCCTGTCGTGGGCTAGACGCTTTTGTCATTAGACATTAACCTGTTTCGCGGCATACGATGATTCAATTCTGCCAGCTCCGGCTTGCTAGTTAGAGCTATCTTACTATCTGTTCTGAGTGCGCCCGATGTTAGGCCATTAGCTAACCCGCTCTGAGGATAGTCCCAATGAAAAAGCCCCCGATTTTTAGTCGAGGGCTTTAAATGTAATCGCGCTCTGACTGGAGGAGGGCGGCAACCCTTCAACCAGCCGTTGCCGCGACTATGAATATATTATAGCTTATGTTTTGAATGAAGTGTCAACTTTTTTTAAAATCCAATAGTGCCAAACATCACCCTCTCGCTGGCATTCGATCTGGATACCGTTTTGGCGAAGTTCGGCACAAATACTATTAACGGCACACACCGATGCTTTACTGATAATGTCTCGTGTTGTGTGTCGCTTACCATCTTGGAGCAGTTTGTAGACGCGCTGGAGTCGAGCACTTTTGTCTAGAATTGCGCTGTGCATGGTTAATCCTTCCCCGCCCAATGCACGAATAGGCCGATTATCAGCGCGAGAGAGCCGATAATCAGGATTAGCAGAATATCGTTAGGGGTCATGCGGGTTGCTCCGGTGCTATTCTTTTTTTGAATGCTTCAATCGCATCCATAAACTCGGCATCAAATTTAGCGTGTGATGTTGAACGCAAGAATGAACTGCATTGTGATTGATGATTTTTAAATGCAATTTCTTTCCTCATCTTGATTATTTCTGGCGCACCAATTTCGTAAACTTCCGAGGTTCGTTTGAATACAAACTCTCTAATCTCGCCATTACCAGTCCAGAGGATAGGCTCACCATTCGATAGTGCATGGCATTTAATATCCAGCTTGCCTGCCTTAATAACGAGATAGTTAAAGGCTGATTTAATGCCGCCTCCGTATTCGTGATATTCAGGGGCGGAGAATTTATCGCCAACTTTTATGTTTTCCAAGTTCATGCGAATATCTCCTTAGATTGTACAAATACCCATACCAGACTTAGCTCATGCCTGGGTATCGCTGGTGTGGAAGGGGAGCTGCAATGAAAC